TTTCGTCCAGCTCAATGATTACTACATCTGATGGTAAAGGTCAAAGAGAAACACTTTGGTATAAGGATGGTTTATTCCAGAAAAGAGAAATTACTAAAGAAAAAGTTGGGGTTCATGGTACTAAAGTTACCTATATCCCAGACCCACAATTCTTTCAAAATCCAGAAGCAAATTTGAATGATATCCGCACATTATTTAAAGAAGAGTCTGCTCTTAGTCCAACTTTAACTATTAAATTGATTATTGATGGAAAAGAAGAAGATTTTCATTCTAAAAATGGTATCAACGACCTTGTGGATGAAAAAGTTAAAGATGATGAAATTATTAAAAAACGTTTTAATGCCCATATAGTTAAGGGTAATGATTTAATTGATATTTGTATGACTTATACTTCTGGCTATTCAGAAGATATTGTAAGTTATGTCAATTATGGTAAAGTAGAGAGTGGTATTCATCTTACTACCCTTAGAGCAAATTTAACTCGTGCATTAAATAAGTATGCGAATGACAATAAATTATATAAGAAAGATGAAACAAATTTAACTGGCGCAGAATTAAATGAAGGATTGATTATTGTATTTAACTTAAAAGCAAAATCTGTTAAATATGATAGTCAGACTAAAGTACGTGTAACAGACATTGATAAGGCTCTTATTCTTGAAGCAATTAATGTAAATTTTGTTGAATGGATGAATGAAAATCCAAAGGATGTAAAAACAATCATTGAAAAAGCATTACTTGCGCGAAGAGCTAGAAACGCGGCAAAGAAAGCTCGTGAAGCCGCAAGATCAAAAGCAGAAAAGAAAAGTAAGGCATTAAAATTTGATAGTAAACTTGCAGATGCTTCAGAAAAAACAGACCGCATGAAATGTGAAATCTATATTACAGAGGGAGATTCTGCTTCTGGAATGTTAAAGGATGCACGAAACAAACGTTATCAGGCAGTTATGCCAATTCGTGGAAAGATGTTAAATACGCAGGATGCGGCAGTAGATAAGGTAATTAAAAATGCTGAGATTTCAACTATTATGGATGCTTTTTTTGGACCTAATGGTTGGAGTGTAGTAAATAATAAGATTGAATATGATATGAATAAATTACGTTATGGTAAGATTATTATTATGTCTGATGCCGACGTTGATGGAGCACATATCAAAAATCTTTTCTATACATTTATTTGGAATGTGTGTCCAGAACTTCTGATACAAGGATATGTTTATGCAGGACGTGCGCCGTTATATAAGATAACTGAAAAAAATGGTAAATCTTATACTTATTTAAGAGATGATACAGAACTTGAAAAGTATCGTGCAGCACATACATCTGAAAAATATGATGTTGGTCGTATGAAAGGTCTTGGAGAGATGGGCGTTGAAGAAACAGAAGAATGCCTTACTGACCCAGACCGTCGTGTAATAGATAAAATTACTGTAAGAGATGCAGAAGCCGCAAATAAAGCATTTATTCAGATGATGGGTGCAAGTGCTGATTATCGTAAGCAGTTTTTAAAAGCATATGGAAAGGAAGCAATGTATAATGCAGAATGATTTATGGACAACGAATGATATTACAGATGAGCAATATCGAAACAGTCTTGAATATGGTATGGCAGTTAATACAGATAGAGCCTTGCCAAATGCAGCAGATGGCTTTAAGCCAGTAGCAAAACGCAGTGTATATGATATGTGGGAAACTGGAACCTCTTCCAATAAACCGCATAGAAAAAGCGCTCGTATTGTTGGAGACACAATGGGAAAATATCATCCTCATGGTGATAGTTCTATTTATGGGGCAATGGTACGATTAACTCAGCCTTGGGTTATGCGCTATCCTATTTTTGATGGACATGGTAACTTTGGTAATATTGGCGGTGATGGAGCTGCTGCAATGCGTTATACAGAGATTCGTCTCACCAAGCTTGCAGAAGAAGGTCTTTTAACCGGAATAAAAAAAGAGAATGTTGATTTTATTCCAAACTATGATGAAACAGAAAAAGAACCAACAAGTTTACCTGCGGTTTTTCCAAATCTTCTTTGTAACCCAAATGAAGGAATTGGATGGGCAATGGGCTGCTCTTGGGCTCCTCATAATTTAAGAGAAGTTGCAGATGCTATTTATGATTATATGGATGGCAAAGAACCAATGCTACCTGGACCGGATTTTCCAACAGGCGGAATTATTATTAATAAGAATGATATTCCAAATATTATGCGTACTGGACATGGAAGTGTAAAGGTTCGCGGTAAATATAATGTTTCTGGTCAGAATATTGTATTTACAGAAGTACCATATGGAACTCGTATTGAGAAACTTATGGAAGAAATTGGAGTAGCTTGCGAGAAAGGTGATATTACTGGTGTTACTGATATACGAAATGAAGGAGATAAGAAAGGTGTTCAGCTTGTAATTGAAGTTGAAAAAAAAGCAAATCCAGAAGCAGTTGTAAAAATGCTTTTTGCCAGAACAAGACTTCAAGATTCTTTTTCATATAACCAGATTGCACTTGTAGATAGAACTCCAACAGAACTGAATCTTAAAGATTGTTGTAGGATTTATGTTGACCACAATATTAAATGTATTATTAAAGAATCTAAATTTGATTTATCAAAGGCAGAGGATAGACTTCATATTGTTGAAGGTCTTTTAAAAGCACTTGAGGATATTGATAATATTATTGCTTTAATTAAGAAATCTGCTAGTGCGGCAGTAGCTAAAGGTGCTTTAATTGAAAAATATAAATTTACAGAGAAGCAGGCTAAAGCTATTTTGGCAATGAGATTATCAAGTTTAGCAAATCTTGAAAAAGTAGAACTTCAGGATGAAGAGAAGCAACTTATTTCTACTATTTCAGATTTAAAAGCATTAATTTCAGATGAGTCTGTTCAGAAAGAAGAACTTAAAGCAAGACTTAAAAAGATTGTTGATAAATTCGGAGATGCTAGAAGAACAGAATTAACTCAGATTGATGTGTCTGATAAAGAAAAAGAGATTGCACTTGTAGAACCAGAGAAATGTGTTGTAGTTATGACTGAGGGTGGTCTTGTTAAAAGAATCCCAAGTTCTAGTTTCCGCACGCAAAGAAGAAACGGTAAAGGCATTAAGACTGAAAACGATGTCGTGTCTGCGGTTATCCGCACAAATACTATTGATTCTCTTATGGTATTTACAAATAAAGGTAAGATGTATCGTATTTTAGTTGATAATATTCCAGTAGGAACAAATACAACTAAGGGTCAATCATTACAATCTCTTATTGAAATGGAAGCTGATGAAAAGCCAACATTGATTTATTCCATTTATAGAGATACAGATGCAAATTATGTTTTATTTGCAACTAAAAATGGTATTGTTAAGAAAACAAGTCTTGAGGAATATATTAAAACGAAAAAGAAAACTGGTCTGGCGGCAATTAATTTGCGGGAAGATGATAGTTTAGCTTCTGTAAATCTTATTAAAGATGAAGATATTCTTCTCATTACTAAGAATGGTATGATGATTAGATTTGCTTCTAGTGAGGTTACATCTAGTTCTCGCGCAACGATGGGTATGAAAGGTATTAATCTTGCAGATGGAGACGAAGTTGTTTCAGCTTTACCTATTCGTCATGAGGATGACCAGATTGCTATTGTTTCTGAAAAAGGACTTGGAAAGAAAATTGTTCTTAAAGAAGCTATTAAACAGAAACGTGCAGGAAAAGGTTTAATTTGTTATAAACCAACAGATGTATCTGGGGAAGTTGTTGGCGCAAGTTTAGTATCTGATGAAGATTCTATTCTTTTGGTAGGAGTGCCAAATTCAATTTGTATTTCTGCTAAGGATATTCCTTTACAGGGAAGAAATGCTGTTGGAAATCAGTTAATTAAACGTGGAAATATTAGTTCAATAACAAAAGTATGATAAGAGCATATAAGTTACAACCTGGAGATAGAGCAACTATCTATTTCCAGGGATTAATTACTATGACATTAGAGGATTTTATTAATTTATCCTTAAAGGGTTTAACAATAATACAATTCAATTCAAATTATATAGTTTTAGAAATGGAGAGATTACATGGATAGAATTGAAAAAGAAATGTATGAAATGATTCAGATTTTAAATAAGTGGACAAAAGCATATGATGAAGGACATCCAGTAGTCTCAGATAAAGAATGGGATGAATTATATTTTGAGCTAAAGAAACTTGAGGATGAATCTGGCATTGCATTGCCAGGCTCTCCAACAGGCAAAATCTCATATGAAATTAAGTCTGAACTTAAAAAAGTTAAGCATAATCATAAAATGCTTTCTTTGGACAAAACTAAAGATTGGAATGAATTTCTTAATTACTTTGTAGGTTTGGATTCTTCAAAGGATGTTTGCGGGATGGTTAAACTTGATGGTTTAACTTGTAGCTTGCGATATGCGGGCGGTAAGCTAATTTCCGCAGAGACTAGAGGCAATGGAGAAATTGGTGAAGATATTCTTCATAATATTTTGACAATGGCTTCAGTTCCGCAATACATTGATTATGATAGTGAATTGGTTATTGATGGTGAAGTTATTTGTACAATAAGTGATTTTGAAGGATTTAAAGATGAATATAAGAATCCTCGTAATTTTGCTTCTGGAAGTATTCGTCTTTTGGATGCAAATGAATGTAAGAAACGACATTTAACTTTTGTTGTATGGAATGTTGTAAAAGGTTTTTATGATGAAAATTCTTTTATGGCACGTTTAGATGCGGCAAAAAAGTTAGGTTTTCTTATTGTACCTTATACGTCTTCTTTTGACCAGGATGCACAAGATTATCTTATTGAAACTGCTAAGAAACTTGGTTACCCTTCCGATGGTTTAGTTGGACGTTTTGATGATGTAGAATATGGTACTAGCCTTGGTGAAACTGGACATCATGCGAGAGCAGCTTATGCTTTTAAATTTTATGATGAAGAGTATGAAACTACACTTCAAGATATTGAATGGAGTATGGGAAGAACTTCTATTTTAACTCCTATTGCAATTTTTGACCCAATAGATATAGATGGAACAACTGTATCTCGTGCTAGTATGCACAATGTAAGCGTACTTATGCAGACTTTAACAACTCCACATAGGGGTCAGAAAGTATATGTTGCTAAAATGAATATGATTATTCCACAGATTGTGCGAGCAGAAGTAGAGCCAATAGAAAAGATTACTGGCGTATTTCAAGTACCTATTAAATGTCCTGTTTGCGGCGGCGAAACAAAATTAATTATTTCTGCTTCTGGAGTAATGAATCTTTTTTGTATGAATCCAGACTGTGATGGAAAACTCATTAATCGTATTGAACATTTTGCGGGTAAAAAGGGTCTTGACATAAAAGGAATATCTAAAGCTACTTTTGGAAAATTAATTGACTGGGGTTGGATTAATTGTGCTGAAGATATTTTTAATTTAAAAAAACATAGGGAAGAATGGATTAAAAAAGATGGTTTTGGAATTAAATCAGTTGATAAAATGCTTGAGTCTATTGAAGCTGCACGGCACTGTAATTTGGAGAACTATATTGCAGCATTGGGAATTCCTTTAATTGGAAGAAGATATGCTAAAATTATAGCTGAAAAAGAAGAGACTTGGGAAAATTTTATTAATGATATAAATTCTATGAATAAGTTTTATCTTTGGGATGGATTTGGACCAGAAATGCATGATGCTTTAATTAATTTTGATTATGTGTTGGCTAAAGAAATGGTCGATAAAGGTATTATTATCTTTAATGAAATAGAGCCAAAAGAAGAACATGTTCAAAGTTTATCTGGCGTTAAAATTGTAATTACAGGTAAATTATCAACATTTAAAAATAGAAATGAACTTAAAGAACTTATTGAATCTTGCGGTGGTCAGGTAGTAGGGTCTGTTAGTAAAAACACAAATATTTTGATTAACAATGATGTCAATAGTTCTAGTTCTAAGAATGTATCTGCCAAAAAGTTGGGTATCCCCATCATGTCGGAAAAAGATTTCAAAGAAAAATACTTTGATTTTTTTTAAAAAATTAAGTATACTATAAATGTAATAAATATTAAGGAGAAAAAATAAATGACCACTCGAAAATCCTTTGGAAAAAAACAGCTTAGAAGAATGGCTAGACAGATTTGTGAGATTGAGAAAAAAGTAGATTCTGGTGAATGTACTGAAGAAGAAGCTTCAGTTAGAATCGAGCATATAACTAGCGAAGTAGATTTTGAGCAGTTATTCGATTTGGATGAAATGGTTTTAGATTTACTTTATGGTGAATAAAAATATTTGACCATTAAAAATTTTTTTGATATAATATTTAAAAATAAAGCTAATAAAAATAGCTATTATAAAAATAAACAAATTATATATTTAAAGGAGATTATTATCATGATGAAAGACAATTCTAAGAAAGTATTTAATTATCTGAAAGAGATTGATGGAGCAAATGTAACAGCAGCAGATGTAGCTGAGGCACTTGATATTCCGAAGAAAAGTGTAGATGGTATTTTTACAGCAGCTATCCAGCGTAAAGGATATGGCGTTCGTGTACCAGCAGAGGTAGAGCTTGAGGATGGAACACATAAACCAGTTAAATTCCTTAAACTTACTCCAGCTGGAATGGCATTTGACCCAGACGCAACAGAAGCTGAGTAATTAATTAATATATAGAATCAAGGAGGGCAATATTAATTGTCCTCTTTTTCTCTAAAAGCATGAGTGTATTATATTTAATAATGTTTTTCTTGGGTATTTTAGGATTGATTGCAATTTGTCTGGAAATTTCGCAAATTACTAAACTCAAGAAAACTAAATCATTGTTAAAGCTTGATATTGATGAATTAGAATCTAACAAACAATTTCTTGATTTAACAACAGAAGATTGTGAAACTAAAATCGACAAAATGAGAAGTACACTTAGAGCTTTAACGGAAGAATCTTTTAATTATACATGTGAAATAACAAAATTAAAAGAATCTTATGACGCTGAAACCGCAAAATTACAAGAATTTATCAAAGGTTTAAATGACACTTATGATAGAGAGGCTGAGAGACTTTCTTTTAGACTTGAAGAAGATAGAAATTCTTATAAAGATGCTTATTTAAAATCAGTTGAAGAAATTGTAAAAGGATTTAATGAAGATTCCAAAAGTAAAAAAGAAGAAATCCTTCAATTTCAACAAGAATTAAATAGGTATAAGTCGCTTGTAGATGCGGCGGTTGAAGCTAAAAAGCGTGAAGAAGAAAAAGAATCTCAACAAGATTTTTACAGACTTCAGTTATCTGAGCAAGATATTACAGAAATTAAGAAATTGCGAGAAGCTAGTTCTAGTATTCGTTATCCAGACGCTATTAATAAAGTTATTTATAAAGTTTATTATGAAAAACCTTATAATGTTTTAGTTGGTAGAGTAATTGGAGATAAAGATATTACTGGTATTTATAAAATTACAAATATCTTAGATGGTAAGTGTTATGTTGGGCAAGCGGTCAATATCCGAGAGCGTTGGCGGCAGCATATTAAGCGTGGAGTCGGCGCAGAAACACCTACCCGTAATAAATTATATCCAGCTATGCAAGAAGTTGGACCAGAGAATTTTACTTTTGAAGTCATAGAAAAAGTAAAGCCAGAAGAATTAAATGAGCGTGAAGACTATTGGCAAGAATATTTTCATGCTAAAGATTTTGGTTATAGTATAAAATAAGGAGGTATTGCTTATGTATTTTTTTACTAATTACGATAAAAATATATTAGGTGATACCTTTTTATCTTGGTATGACAGTGGAAAACAAAAAACTTTTCTTTACAAAGGTTATCCGACTTTAAGCGATTTAATGATTGCTAAATATGGAAAATCTGATAAATCTACTAAGAAAGATATAATTGAAATTCATAATCGTTATTTCAAATTAGCTAAAACAGCTTTTGGTTATAATGATATGTTAATAATTGAAGTAGAATTAAAACAAAAAATGAAATTAGTTACAGAATGGAAGGTAAAAGAATGAAATTTGAAAATATCAAAACATATAACTTTGGACCTGCGCTTAGAGGAATGAGAAACCCGCTTGAGAGCTGGGATAAAAGTGATAGCTTTTTTGGTTTAATTGATATAGCGGATGATGAGCATGATTATGATGTGGCGAATTCTTGGATCCAGGCTACCAAAGATCCAGCTTATCCAGAAACTTATAGTAAAGCTTCTTCTGACCTAGCTGATGAATATGATAGATGGCTTATTAAAAATGGATTACTTGAAATTGAGTTTGACCATCAATTGGCTAATGTTGCTTTTATCGGACCAAATGACATGGATTTAGCAAAACGCTTGATTAAAGCGGGTCCTGAGCATAGGAAATTTTTGCGCCAAATTATGGTAACTGTTGACATTACAGCCCCAATTTTTTGGTTCAAGGAATTTGATACCTACAAAATAGGTACAACCGCAAATTCTACTTCTACAATGCATAAACTTACAAGTAAACCAATCACTTTAGACTGTTTTGAAGTTGGAGATTATTGCCCTGATGTTATTACTTCTGGAGAAGAAGTAGATTATCTTATTCAATTCCTTGAGGGATTGCGTCAGAAATATGTAGCGACTAAAGATAAACGCTACTGGAAAGAGCTTGTGCGCTGGCTTCCAGAATCATGGCTACAGACCCGCACAGTAACGATGAGTTATGAAAATATTCATACAATGATTAAACAGAGAAAAGGACATAAGCTTACTGAATGGAGTAAAGTTGATGGCTCAGAAATAGATAGTTTTATTAAATTTGCAAAAGCATTGCCTTATGCAGATGATTTTCTTTTCGAGTAAATAAAAACTCTTAATTGATTTTATATATTATATTTTATATTATTAATATATAAATTAATGAAAGAGAGTTAAAAAATGACAAAGAAAGAAAAATTTATTAGTATGATTGATACTTTGATGAGTGAAAAAGATGATTTATCAGAGTTTGACCCAGAAGCAGTTGAATATTGGCGACTTTTTAAAAGTACTTCAGATTCAACTGAAAAGCCGGTTTTAACTGACATGGGAAAAATGATATTAAAGTTCCTACAGGATAATCCATCTACAGAAGTTTGGAAAGCAAAAGATATTGGAGAAGGATTATTGGTTTCTTCAAGAGTTGTTTCTGGTGGTATCAGAAAACTTTGTTCTGATGGTTTTGTAGATAAAGTGGGTCAGGACCCGGTTCTTTATGCGATTACAGAAAAAGGAAAAAATATCGAAATATCTTAATTAATTAAATTTTATTTTAAAGGAGAAAAAATAATATGAAGAAAATGAAAAATGTAGTTCACGCAGAAGGATATCTTTACGAGCATGAGTTAGAGATGAAGACAAGTGGTCCGAATTCCAAAAAGCCAGGAACTGAATTTATCAGAGGAACTATTGGAATTGCTACTGATGAAGAATTAAAAAATATTGTTGAATTTCATTTCACATATGTAACCGCAGTAACATCAACAGGAAAATCCAATGCAACATTTACAGTTTTAAAAGATATTATTGATGGTCGTCTTAAAACTGCAATGGAAGATGGTAAAGAGGGAGCAGCAAAATTAAGAATTGATTCTGCTATTGGTCTGAATGATTTTTATACAGAGAATGGCGGAGAATGGAAATTAGCTTCTCCAAAAAGAAATGAAGGCGGATTTGTCCACGTAATTACTGACGGCATTAATGATTCTTCTCGTAACTATTTTACTCTTGATATGGTAATTACCAGAGCAACAAGACTTGATGAGGATGAAGAGAGAAAACTTCCAGAGAGAATGACACTTGGTGGAGTATGTTTTGATTTTAGAGGTCAGATTCTTCCAATTGAGTTAATGGTTTATAATACCAAAGCTATGGACTATTTTGAAGGATGTGAAATTTCTAATCAAAATCCATTATGTACTGAAGTTAGTGGTAATCAGATTAATACAACTATTGTTAAAGAGATTCGAGAAGAGAATGCTTTCGGTGATGATATTGTAAGAGAATCTACTTCCACTCGTAAAGAATATGTACTTACCAGAAGTGCAAAAGTACCTTATGAATGGGACTCTGAAGATTTTATTACTGCGGAAAAGCTTGCAGAGCTTGTTTCAGAAAGAGAAACATATCTTGCAGGAGTAAAGCAGAGAGCAATTGAGTGGAAAGAACAGAAAGCTAGTCAGGCACCTGTTGCGGCATCAGCTACTGCTAAACCAGCAGCTTCCACAAGTGGAGGTTTTAATTTCTAATTAATAAAAATCCTACATACATATCTTATAAAGATATGTATGTAGTTAATAATTGTGGTATTTTAAATTATAAAATTTGTCAACTTCAAAGATAAGATAAGATAGTATATATTAATTAAAGGAGATAAAGAGAATGGGAATTAATTTATTAGGAATTCAACCACATAAAGTTAGCAAAGACCTCAGCGGGTATATAACTTATCTCTATGGCGGGTATAAGACTGGAAAAACAACTCTGGCAACTCAGATGGAAGGAGCTCTGCTTTTAGCTTTTGAGGCAGGATATAATGCTCTTCCTGGTGTAATGGCTCAGGATATTACAACTTGGGGCGAAATGAAGCAGGTTTATAGAGAGCTTAAAAAGCCAGAAGTAAAAGAAGTCTATAAAGCAGTCGTTGTTGATACTATTGATGTTGCCGCAGATAAATGTAAGAAATATATTTGTCAGCAAAATGGAATTGAAGAGCTTGGAGACCTGGGATACGGAAAAGGATGGTCTAAATTCAAAGATGAATTTAATGAAGTCTTTAGAGGTCTTACTCAGCTCGGCTATGCAGTATTCTTCCTTGGACATGATAAGGAAGCAAAAGATGATAACGGTAATGTAACAAATATTCGCCCTGCGCTTTCTAACTCCACAAGAGAGATTATCGGTGGTATGGCTGATATTTATGGATATGCAAAGCAGAATGGTAGTGAAAATTCTATTCTCGTTCTGAGAGATAGAACAGGATTTATTGAGTGCGGTTGCCGCTTTAAATATATTCCTGATTGTATTGAAATGAATTACAACGCCCTTGTGGATACTATTCATGCAGCTATTGATAAGGAAGCCGCAGAACATGATAATAAATTTGTCACAGATGAGAAAATGGAGAAATCAGAAGCTCCAACTTATGATTTTGATGCTCTTATGGCAGAGTTCCAGGACGTAGTTGGACAGCTAATGCAGAAAGATACAAAGAACGGTGAAAAGATTACAGAGATTGTTGATAAATATCTTGGTAAAGGAAAGAAAGTATCTGATGCTACGAGAGAACAGGCAGAGATTATTTATCTGATTGTTTCTGAAATTAAAGAAGATTTGCTGTAAAGTCAAACAAAAATCAAGATAAGTTATCTTATCTTGATTTTTTTATTAAAATATGTTAATATTTATATATAAATTGAAATGAGGAAAAAAGAAATGGCACATCCTTGTAAATGTGTTAATTGCGGGCGACAGTTTGACAGAGATAAAGTTCCTTTTATTCAAGTAAGTTCAAGAAGATATGCCCATAAAAAATGTCCAGATGGACCGATAGACCAAATTGAAGTTGATAAGGCAAATTTGAATAAATATTTATATGTCTTATATAATGGAAAATATGACTATGCAAGAACAAATTTGCTTATTAAAAAGTATGTAAATGAATTAGGATTTACATATTCGGGAATACACAAAGCATTAATATATTTTTATGAAGTACAAGGGAATACTATTGAAGATGAAGCAAGCCGTTCAATAGGAATAGTTCCATATGTATATGAAGATGCAAAAAATTATTATTATAAGATGTGGAGTGTTAATAAAAGAAACTCAGAGGTAAACATTGAAGATTATATACCTAAAACCATTAATGTGACAATTCCTCAACCGCAAAGAAAAATTAAAAAACCAAAAAAGAAATTTAGTTTTTTAGATAAAGAGGAGGTTAACGTTAATGGCAAGTAAATATATAGATGTTTCCGCAATAGTTCAAGTTATTGGAAATGTATTTAAGAATCTTTCTCTTTTGGATGAAACAGATAGATATACAATAAATGAGGAAGATTTTTCTAATGAATTTCATAAAATAGTTTTTGGAGCTTTATATAAAATCCATGAACAGGGTGCAAAAGAAGCAGATTTAAAAACTGTATCTGATTTTTTTGAAACCCATCCGACTAGTGGAGCTTTATATAAGCAGCAAAAAGGAGAAGAATGGTTAATTAAAGCTTCTGATGGTGCTTCTCCATTAGCTTTCGATTATTATTACAATCGACTTAAAAAAATGACGCTATTGCGAGCATTTGATAATTTTGGAATAGATGTATCTGATATATATGACCCAGATAATATATTAGATATGAAAAAGAAACAGGAACAAGAAGAATTACTTGATAACTGTTCTTTAACAGATATAGCCAGTAGAGTAAATGATAAAATTGAACTTATCAAAATGCAATATGTTGATGATGTTCAAAATGCAAGTGAACAAGCTGGCGAAGGTGTTTTTGATTTAATTGAGAGATTTAAACAATATCCAGAAGTAGGAGTTCCTTTATATGGACCGCTTATTAATACAGTTACTCGTGGTGCGAGATTAAAGAAGTTTTATTTGCGGTCTGCGGCAACTGGTATTGGTAAGGCTATTCCTAATTATACAATTATTCCTACTCCTAATGGTGATAAGAGAGTGGATGAAATTAAAGTTGGTGATTATTTATTTGGACAAGATGGTAAACCAACTAAAGTTTTGAGAATTTATCCTCAACCAGAAGATAAAGAGATTTGGAAAGTTACTTTTTCAAACGGTATTGTCGCAGAATGTTGTGGAGAACATTTATGGGAATATAGATATGAATCTCATAGGGGAAAAGCTTATCGTGTAGAAGATATTGAAACTATTTATAATAGAGCCTTAAAGTTAAAAAATGGTTTAAAGGATTCTTCAAATAAAGGTTATAGATTTCATATCAAATTAAATGAACCTGTTGAATTTCCTGAAAAAGAATATTATTTACATCCATATATAATGGGAGCTTTTTTAGGAGATGGTAGTTTTAGATATATTCCTTCTAATAAGAGTTTAAATTTTTCTTCCGAAGATGAAGAAATTCCTAATTATATTTCTAAGCTATTGGGAAATGAATTTTATCCGCATAGCTATACTCATATGAATTATAATTGGGTATTTAAAAATATAAATAATCCAAAGCACAATATTTGGGTAGAGGAATTTTTGAAAGAATGTCCAGAACTTCTTATGGCTAAATCTGAAGATAAATTTATTCCGAAAACTTATCTTCATGGAAGTATAGAGCAGAGGTTTGAATTACTCCAAGGACTTATGGATACAGATGGTGGTATAGATACAAAAGGCAGAATGAGTTTTACAACAGTCAGCCCGCAGTTAAGAGATGATTTTATTTATTTATGTAGAAGCTTAGGTTTTATTGCTAATTATCTTATAGATAAAAGAGAAGATAAATATACTACTGGAGAATGCTACAAAATACAAATTCAGTGTAAAAAAGAAATTAAACCTAAATGTTTTCATTTACAAAGAAAAAAAGATAGAGCAATAGCTTATGCTAATTCTAATAAACGTCAAGAGTTTAAAGACCATATAGCTATTGTAAACATAGAAAAAACTGATAAAAAAGTTCCTATGACTTGTTTTACAGTAGATAATGATTCTCATTTATTCTTAATGAATGATTTCATTGTAACTCACAACACTCGTTCTATGATTGCTGATGCTTGTTATATAGCTTGTAGTCATATATATGATGAGACTTTTGGATGGATAGGAACAGGAGTTTGTAATCCTACTTTATTTATTACAACTGAGCAGGAATTGGAAGAAATTCAAACAATGATGTTGGCTTTTCTTTCAAATGTAAATGAAGAGCATATTTTGAATGGTAAATATGAAGGAGATGAAGAGGATAGGGTACTCAAAGCCGCAGAAATTCTTTCCAAAGCTCCTTTATATGTAGAAGAATTACCAGACTTTAACTTACAGGATATAGAGAATACGATAAAGAGAAATATTCGTGATCATGGAGTTTTGTATGTGTTTCATGACTACATACATACCAGTCTGAAAATTCTTGAAGAAATAACTAAACGTTCCGGCGGTGTAAAACTTCGAGAGGATAATATTCTTTTTATGCTATCTAACCGTTTAAAAGACTTATGTAATCAATATGGTATTTTTATTATGTCTGCTACTCAGTTAAATGGTACATATAAAGATTCAGAAACTCCAGACCAAAATTTACTTCGTGGTGCAAAATCTATAGCAGATAAAATTGATTATGGTAGTATTTTACTTACTGTAACACCTAAAGATTTAGAGGCATTACAAAGTATCTTAGCAACAAATGCTTTTGATATACCAACAATTAAATTATCAATATATAAGAATAGACGAGGGCAATATAAAGGAGTTTACTTATGGTGTAAAGCAGATTTAGGAACTTGTAGAATTGAACCTATGTTTTGTACAACTTATAATTATGATATTAAAGAAATAAATAATGTCTCTATCAATGTTACTGACGATGGTAGAATGATGACATTTGAATAAAAAGGAGAATATATAATATGGCAGAAAAAAGAAATTTTAAAGGAAAAGCAAAAAAAACTAACAATGGAAATGATAAAGTAAAAGTAAATACTAAAGCTGATGCAAAACGAAAAGTTGAAGCTGTTTCTGGTATGCTGATTAGACCATTTGAGTATAACATGCCGCTAGCTATGGCGAATGATTACCTGGCTGATAGAAAAGCACATGGAACGCCGCAGGAAAAGAAAATGTCTAAATACCAGTACCTTTGTTACTGTATAAATGAATTCCATGGTCTTATGGGTACTTGTGTAAAAGTACATATTGTATAATATGATTAATTATGATAAAGTAGAAATACGTGAGCAATTACAGATTGAACATATTTTTGCTTTATTGCAATTATGGGGAGGTGAGCCGGAGTATACAAACTTCGGCATCATTTCTTCTACGATATGTCATAATCCACCAGGTATAGGAAGTAGAAAACTTTATTTTTATGAAAATAGCGGTTTGTTTATTTGTTATACTGGATGCGCGGAATCTTTTTTTGATGTATTTGAATTATGCAGAAAAGTTAATAAAATCCAAAAAGATATAGATATTGACTTAAATGATGCAGTTCGATGGGTTGCTTCTTATTTTGGATTTTCTGGAGAATATGTTCAAGAACAAGAGGATTTAGTCAATAGCGAAGATTTTAAAATCTTTTCTGGTTATGAGAGAATAGAAAGTATTGAACCAAAAAAACAAGGACTAATCACCCTTAAAGAATATAATAAACAAATCTTAGATAGATTTAATTATGATGTAATTTTAAAACCTTGGCTTGATGAAGATATAAGTCAAGAAGTATTAGATTTTATGCGTATTGGTTATTATCCAGGAGGCGCACAAATTACAATCCCACATGTTGATGAATTTGGTAGACTTATAGGAATTCGTGGTAGAACAATGATTAAAGAAGAAGCAGAATTATATGGAAAATATAGACCGCTTAGAATCAATCAAATAATGTATAACCATCCTCTTGGAATGAATTTATATAATTATTATTATGTTAAAGAAAATATCTCAAAAATTCGGAAAGTAATTGTCTTTGAATCGGAAAAATCTTGTCTGAAATATAAAAGTTATTTTGGTATAGACAATGATATTTCTGTAGCTTGTTGTGGTTCTAATATTTCTAATTATCAGATAGAAATGTTATTACGGGCTGGAGTAGAAGAAATTATAGTAGCTTTTGATAGACAGTTTCAAGAAATAGGTGATGCAGAGTTTCAGCACTTAAAGAAAAATCTTTTAAAACTTTATTCAAAATATGGTAATTATGTAAATGTTTCTTTTATTTTTGATAAAGAAATGATAACCGGATATAAAGATGCTCCAATAGATGATGGAAAGGAAAAGTTTTTAACTTTATTTCAACAAAGAATTATTTTATAATATAGAGAGGAGTGATATATATGAAAGGAGTTTTTTAACTTATGAGATTAGAACTATTAAATGATGTGCAAGAGCAATACTCTACCATTGAGCAGATTTTATTAAATCGAGGGGTTTTACCAGAAGAATTTTACCATTATCTACATACTACAGATGATGATATTAATGATTTTATTTTATTGGGTAAAGAAGTTTTATACCAAGCATTATCTGCAATTATTACAGTTGTAATTAATAAACAAAAAGCAGTAATTGTAATAGACTGCGACTGTGATGGATATTGTAGTGCAGCTATACTTATTAATTATCTTCATCGCCTATTTCCTACTTGGGTTGAGAATGATTTAGATTATTTTATGCACTCAGGGAAACAGCATGGCTTAGAAGATTGTTATGATATTTTTGTAAAATCAGAATATAAGCTGGTATTATTACCAGATGCAGGAAGTAATGATTATGAATATCATAAGATATTAAAGGATAATGGTATAGAAGTTGTTTGCTTAGACCATCATTTGGCTGACAAAATCAGTGATGATGCTATTATAATTAATAATCAGCTTTCTGATTATCCAAATAAGGAATTCTGCGGAGCTGGTGTTACTTGGCAATTCTGTAGATATATTGATTCTATTTTAAATACTGATTATGCAAATCAGCTAATTGACCTTGTAGCTTTAGCTAATATTGGTGATATGATGAGTTTGCATTCATTTGAAACTAAGCATATTATTATGAAAGGTTTAAATGAAGATAATATCCATAATCCTTTTATTGAATATATGCTAGATAAAAATGGTTTTCCATTAGGAAAAACAGATTATGCTAGTGCATATGAAACTCAAGCTTGTACAGATATTGGGGCAGCATTTTTCATTGTTCCTTTTGTAAATGCTACAACAAGAACTGGTGAATTAGATGAAAAGCACTTAATATTTGATTCAATGCTTGAATATAAGGCACATAAAAAAATTCCAGAAATTAAAAGAGGAAAAGAGACTGGTAAACAAGAAGATTTAGTCTTGCAAGCTGTACGAGTAATAGGAAATATCAAAAATAGACAAACCCGCCTAGAAGATAATGCGATGTTATTTCTTGATAAAAAGATTAAGGCAGAGAACCTTCTTGACCATAAAATACTTACTTTTCTTCTGGAAAGTAAAGAAGTAGAAGGAACCATAAGAGGTTTAGTAGCAAATAAACATATGGCTAAATATCAAAGACCTTGTATGGTACTTACTAGAACTGACCATGGTACTTATGAAGGTTCTATGAGAGGATATACTAAAAACGGACTTATGGATTTTAAGACAGCACTTGAGCAATGTGATGGTGTTAATTGGGTTCAAGGTCATCAAAATGCAGCAGGATGTTCACTTGATGCTAATAAAATAGATACATTTATTGAACAATCAGATAAATTACTTTCTCAATATCCTAGTGACCCAATTTATAAGGTTGATTACTTATTCGAGAAGAATTTAACTCCGCAAGACAAACAAAGAATCTTAGATATTTCTGGATTTAATGATTTGTGGGGACAAGATTTTGATAGAGCATATGTTGGTATTAAAGGATTAAATGTTACTAAAGATAACATTCAGCTTTTATCAAAAGACAAAAATCCAACGATTAGAATTAAATTGCCTTGCGGAGTTGACATAATGAAATTTAAAGCTTCTGAAGAAGAGTATGAAGCTTTACGTTCTGAAAACGGAAGTGTAAAAATTGATTTGGTTGGTAAATGTGCAAAAAATGCTTGGGGTGGAGAAATTACTCCTCAAATTTTAATTGAAGACTATCAAATAGTTGGAAGCACTGAATATTATTTTTAATTGTCTAGGCTCGTGCCGGTGGCAGATGCTCTAACCGCAAACCCAAATTAAAAAAGTGATTTAGAATTTTTTAATCCAATTTTTGGATTTTTAATCTTTCCCATAAAAAAAGTAAAGGCAAGTTAAGCATAGCTTGTCTTTATTTTATTATAATAATATAGTATAATAATAATGTATAAAAAATAAAAGAGGTAAAAAATATGGTTAGAACAGAACAATTAGAGCTATATAAAAGTAGAGCAGAAGAAAAATCAAAGACAAGTATGACAATGAATATTGTAGCTGCATGTCTTACAAAGTTAATTAGAATTTCTAAGGAAGAAGATGCAAAAAGGGAAAAAGAGGAAGCAGTTAAAAAGACTGAGATAAAAGATGAAAAAAGAGCAAAAGGTTATGGTTATGATAGTTTAGTTTTTCGTTTTAAGGAAGCTAGATATAAACAGGCTGAGCTTGAAGCGATTGAAGCTAGGAAAAATGGTAAAGATCCATATACGGCAAAAGAAAGAGCGGATAAGCGCGCGGAAAGAGACTTTATGCGGTTTTGCCAAATTTTAGATGATTTATTGGGAGAACACGACTAATGTACAAAGGAAAAGAAAATTTAATTACAGCTATTCATCTCCAAAAGGGTGAAGAGTGTATTGTTACAGGGTTTGGTCAATCTATGACTCCAATTCTGAAGTCAGGTCAACCTGTAAGAGTGATTCCCGCAGACAACGTAGAGTTAAAGAAAAATGATATTGTATTTTGTAAAGTAAATGGACATTTTTATTTACACAAAATAACAGCTATTAGAAATAATAATCAATTTCAAATCTCAAATAATCATGGGCATATAAATGGTTGGATTACAAAACACAGTATCTACGGAAAGGTGGTTGAGATTCTCTAATGGAACTTACATTACGACAGGAGCAAGGACTTAAAATTGCAGTTCAAAGATACCTTGACGGAGAGAAATGTACCGTAATATCTGGGTATGCGGGGTCCGGAAAGTCAACTCTTATTAGATTTATTATTTCAGCTCTTTCTTCTTATGGAGTTGATCCAGAATTAGATGTAGCTTATTGTGCTTATACAGGTAAAGCTGCAGAGGTTTTACGTCAAAAAGGAAATCCTAATTGTAAAACTGCACATAAATTATTATACAAAACTAAACCTTTGCCTAATGGAAAATTTACAAGAGAGCCAGTAGAATCAATAGATGCAAAAGTAGTTGTTGTAGACGAATGTTCTATGCTCCCAATGGATATGACAAAATTACTTTTAAGTTATCCTGTTTATGTTATTTTTTGCGGCGATCCAGGTCAGCTTCCACCAATCGAGAAAAGTCAGAATAATAATCTTTTATATGCACCACATATATTTCTTGATGAGATTATGCGACAAGCGCAAGAAAGTGGTATCATTCGTTTAAGTATGCGAATTCGTAAAGGAGAATCTATTAGTGGTTTTAAATCAGATGATGCAATAGTATTACCTAAAAAAGATTTTGACCCAACAATGATTACTTGGACAGACCAAACATTATGTGCTACAAATAAAACTCGTAATCAACTTAATCAGATAGCAAGACAACTAAGAGGTTATACAAATCCAATAGAAAAAGGAGAAAAACTTATTGTCCTTAGAAATAATTGGGATATTATGTCAGATAAAGGCGGCTATTTAACTAATGGCTGTGTAGGAACCTTAAATGATTTTGATTATAAAGCATTTTATTTACCTGAACGTTTTAATTCTTTTGGTATTCCAGAAAATAGAGTTGGTTATTTAAAGGGAACTTTCGTTACAGATTATGGTGATATTTTTGATGCATTACATTGCGATGAACAATGTATTACTACTGGTATTCCTATCTTAGATAATAAAATGAAATATAAAATAAATAAAACAAAATATAAAGACATGGTTCCAGAAGAACTCACATATGGATATGCTTTAACTTTTTGGAAAGCCCAAGGTAGTGAGTGGCCCAAAGTATTAGCACTTGAAGAAGGATTTCCATTTGATAAAGCCGAACATCGTTCAGCTATGTATACAGCTTGTACAAGAGCTGGAGTTAAACTTGTAGTACTTGCAGATTAGGAGAAAATATGAATATAGTTACAATAGATTTTGATATTATTATGGGACCAAGCATTGGAGTATATAACAATGCAGTTAATGAAGATTTTAAAGTGGATAGTATAATTGAAGACTATCCATTTTTAAGCAATGTTCCCGCAGATTTAAATATTTATGAGTATCTTACGAGATATATTGTAGATGTTATAAAAGCATTGCCGCAAGACAAAATTCAATTTATTCACTCACATGAGCAAATTGTTCCATTAGTTAGTAAATATAGAGATGCAAACCTTGTTAATATTGACCATCATCACGATATAGGCTATGAAATTGAAGATTGGACAAAACCAATAGTAGGAAAACCGCAATGCGGGAATTGGGTAAAAAAACTTTTTGATACTAAAGTAATCAATCACTATGATTGGGTATCAAATCCGCTATCAGATGTTTTACCTGATGAAGCCGCTGAAATTTATAATGTTGAAGATCATTTACTTAAAGATTACTCTTTAATTGATTTGGCTAAAAATACTGATATATTAATTATATGTCAGTCTTTTGAATGGGTTCCTCGTATGTATCAGCCTTTATTTTATACATGGGTTGGTATTTATGAAGAAATAACCGGCCGCAAATATACTTTAATTGATTAATATTAAAAAATTTAGTAATATATATAAGTAAAAGAAGAAGAATTATTATGAAGTAAAGGATAAAGTGCGAATGTTATATCCAGGATCATTACATAATCATACCCAGATGTCAAATCTTCGTTTACTGGACTGTATTATTCATGAAGAAGACCTAATTTACCGAGCGGCTGAATTAGGTCATTCTGTTGTTGCAATAACTGACCATGAAACTATTGCATCTGCGGTTAGGGTAGAAAAAATATATAAAAAAATAAAAGAAAAAAATATCCCATTAAAAGTAATAATGGGTAATGAAATTTATCTTTGTAGAGATGGATTAAATGAAACTAATTTTGTTAGAGGTGAAGATAAATATTATCACTTTATTCTTTTAGCGAAAGATTTAATTGGCTATCAGCAAATTTGTGAAATCTCTACAAGAGCATGGCATCGCAGTTATATAGCGGGTGGACAAAGAAGAGTTCCTACATATTATCAAGATTTATTAGATATAATTAAAGAAAATCCAGGTCATGTAATTGGATCTTCTGCATGTCTTGGCGGTATGTTGCCAACTCAAATTTTAAAATATCAGCAAACAGATTCAGAAGCCTTATGGTTAAAAATCATTAATTGGTGTTATCTTATGGAATCTGTATTTGGAAGAGGTAATTTTTATTTAGAATTACAACCTTCTGCATCTAAAGAACAAACTTATGTTAACCGCAAGTTAATTGAGTTATCAAATCATACAAAGATTCCATATATTATAACAACAGACAGTCATTATCTTAAAAAAGAAGATAGAGAAATTCATAAAGCATATCTTAATTCTCAGGATAAGGAACGTGAGGTAGATGCTTTTTATGCAACAACTTATCTTATGGATACAGATGACCTTGAAGAGCATTTAGATTTAACCAGAGAAGAATTAGATACTGCATATGAGAATATATTGAAAATAAATGAAAAATGTGAAGATTATTCAATTTTAAAACCTTTAAAGATTCCTTCCTTAAAATGGAAAACTTACTATTCTCAATTAACTACAGATTGGATAGAGAAGATTCCAATGTTAAAAACATTTAATGAATCAGATTTTGTAGGTGATAGAGAACTTGTTAAAGCTATTCTTGATGGTATTGTAGAACATTCAGATTTACAAAATCAAGAATCATATGATGAAATTAATAGTAATCTTGAAATGACTTGGGTTTCTTCAAATGTAAATAAAGCACATTGGTCAGCATATTATCTTAATCTTCAGCAGATTATTGATTTATGTTGGGAAGCTGGTTCTTTAGTTGGACCAGGTCGTGGTTCTGGTGTTGGATTTATTCTTCTTTATGTATTAGGAATTACACAGATTAATCCGCTTAGAGAAAAAACTAGAACTTTTGCTTGGAGATTTCTTAATCCTGAACGTGTATCTGTTTTGGATGTAGATTTTGACATTGAGGGTTCCAAAAGAGCAGCAGTATTAAATAAATTTAGAGAGTTTTATGGTGAAGATAGAGTAGCCAATGTAACAACTTTCAGAACAGAAAAAAGTAAGGCGGCTATCTTAACTGCGGCAAGAGGTTTAAAAATTGATGTTGATGAAGCTCAGTATTTAGCAAGTTTAATTCCCGCAGATAGAGGACAATTAAGAACTTTAAAGCAGGTTTATTATGGTGATGAAGAAAAAGATATGAAACCAATAGCATCTTTTGTTAAAGCCATGAGAGACGATTATCCTGAATTGTGGGAGGTCGCGCAAAAGATTGAGGGATTAATTTGCGGGTCTGGTATTCATGCAGGTGGAGTTATTTTTGTAGATGAACCATTTACAAACTCTACTGGTCTTATGAGAGCGCCTGATGGAACTATTTGTACACAGTTTGATTTGCATGATGCAGAGGATGTATCATTAATTAAATATGATGCTCTTTCAGTTGAAGCTGAAGATAAAATTCATGTTTGCCTTGATTTATTAGTTAAAGATGGATATGTTACTCCAGAACCAACATTAAAAGAAACTTATGAAAAAGTTCTTGGAATTTATAGAATAGATAGAGATTCTAAAGAAATGTGGAAGATGATTTGGCAACATAAAATTCTTTCATTGTTTCAGATGGAAAAACAAAGTGGTATTAAAGGTATTACAACTTTAAAACCAACTTCAGTTGATGATTTAGCAGTATTAAACTCAACTATTCGACTTATGGCACAAGAGGGTAGTACAGAGATGCCAACAGACAAATTAGCAAGATTTAAGAACGATCCTACAGCTTGGGATAAAGAACTTGCAAAATGGGGTTTGGGTAAAAAGGAAAAAGAAATCCTTGAGCCAATTCTTGATTCATCTTATGGTTTATGTATTGCACAGGAACAATTTATGGAGCTTGTACAACTTCCAGAACTTGGTGGTTTTTCTCTGACCTGGGCGGATGGATTACGTAAATCCATTGCTAAAAAGAATCCTGCGGCATTTGATAAATTAACCGAAGAATTTTATAAGACAACCGCAGAAAAAGGTATTAAAACTAATTTTGCAAAATACGTGTGGGAAGTGTTAGTATCCATGAGTAAAGGTTATGGATTTAATCAGTCTCATACTTTAGCTTATTCGTTAGTAGCTTTACAAGAAATGAATTTGGCTTATCATTATCCGACTATTTTATGGAATACAGCTTGTCTTATTACTGATAGTGGAGAACTTGAGGCTAATGGAAGTACAGATTATACCAAAATTGCAAACGCTATTGGTAAAATTATGCAGACAGATACTAAAATTTCTTTAGTTGATATTAATACATCTGATTTTGGATTTAAACCAGATATTAAACATAATAAAATTCTTTTTGGGTTAAAAGCTATGTTGAATGTTGGTGACGATGTGATTGAAAGAACTATTCAAAATCGTCCATATATATCAATAAAAGATTATTATTATAAAGTTAAGCCAAATAAACAGGCTATGATTTCTTTAATAAAAGGCGGAGCTTTTGATATTTTTATGGAAAGAAAATTGGCAATGGCTTGGTTTATATGGGAAACTTGTGATAAAAAGAAAAATCTTACTTTATCTAATCTTCCAGGATTAATTCATTATGGATTATTACCAGAAGATACAGATGAAAAAATTTTAGCTAGAAGAATCTATGAATTTAATAGATATTTAAAGGCTATGTGTAAACCATCTAAAACCGCAGCTTATTTTATTCTTGATGAACGTTCAATGGATTTCTTGACAGAAACTGAAAAAGAAGAACTTATTGAGGATGGAAATAAATTAAATGTAAAGTCTTGGGAACGAGTTTATCATAAAGAAATGGATGTTTTCAGAAATTGGATTGCGAGTGATAAAGAAAAAATTCTACAAAACCTAAATGAAAGAATTTTTTATACAGACTGGAAAAATTATGCAGAAGGAAATTATTCATCTTGGGAAATGAAAGCATTATGTTTTTATTATCATGAGCATGAATTAGCGCATGTTAATATGGGTAAATATGGTTTAAGTAATTTTAAAGATTTACCAGAGCAACCAATAGTAGATAAAGTATTTTATAAAGGCAACAAAGAAATTAAAATGTTTAAGTTATTTAAAATCTGCGGAACTTGTATTGCAAAAAATAAAGATAAAGGAACTGTATCTTTATTAACAACTGATGGAGTTGTTAGTGTTAAATTTAGAAAAGAATATTTCTCTCTCTTTGATAAGCAGATATCTGAGCGTGGTGAGGATGGAGCTAAACATGTAGTAGAAAAGAGCTGGTTTAACCGTGGAAATATGATTATAGTACAAGGCATAAGAAGTGGAGATGAATTTATAACTAAAAAATATGCTTCTAGTGGTGGACATCAGTTATATAAAATTGATAAATTAGAAGATAATGGAGATTTATTATTAAAAACAGAAAGGTATCAGGGCTTAGAAGAAAATGAATAAATATATTATTATAGCATTGGTTGGTAAAGCTGGAAGTGGAAAAGATACAATATTAAAGGGCGTTACAAAAGACGCCCCTTTTATTCACGAGATAATTTCATGTACTACTCGTGAACCTAGAAGCGGAGAACAGAATGGAATAAATTATTATTTTCTTAATCCCGAGCAGTTTGCGGAAAAAGTTCTTAAAGGTGAAATGCTAGAAGCTACTTGTTTTAATAATTGGTTTTATGGAACCTCATATGATTCTTTATCCAAAAGTAAGATAAATATTGGGGTATTTAATCCTGCGGGAATTGAAGCCCTTTCACATAATAAAGATATTATATTATTTCCATTCTATGTTGTTGCTTCGGATAAACAACGAATGATTAGACAACTTGAACGAGAAGAAAATCCTAATGTATATGAAATTATTAGACGTTTTAAAGCTGATGATATAGATTTTGATGGTTTAGAACAAGAATTTTCTTTTGAAGATACTCTTTATAATGATAATTTAACAGAGTTAGAAGAAAATATTAAGCATATTATGTTATTAATTAATGAAATCTATGCGATGCAATTAGGGCAGAAATAGCTAAAAAGTTTATAGCTTTCGTCTAAATATAGTATGAGACACAAAATTTAGAATGGGGGAATACAACATTATGTTGCAGATACAAAAACGTAACGGAACTTTAGTTCCCTTTGATAGACAAAAAATTA